TTATTGAATAAGCTAAATGTTAAAGCATCTAATACTGTACTCTTTCCAGAACCATTTGTTCCAACAATCAATGTTGTGGAGTCTTGATCTAGATTAATTTCTGTGTATTGATTTCCAGTGGAAAGGAAATTCTTCCACCTAATATTCTGAAATACTATCATTTTCTAAAGGTGGAATAACAATGTCATTTCTTGTAATTACAGAGTATCTGTAATCATGCATCTCGCAGGTTTTAATCACAACTTTACCATCAACTTCAATTACATGCATTTCTGGATAATCCTGATCTTCTAATAGAAGAGCATACCTAATGGCATCATCCTCATCTTCAAAAAGATAAAGAACTTGTTCTCCATCTTCCCCTTCAACTGAATATGCACCTTCAGTCTCTTTACCCTCTACAGTTAGAATAAACATTAGACTAACTCACAGGCTTCTTGATAGACTTCTTGTATCAATTTTTGAACTCTTGATCTATCAAGATCTATTTCTGCCTCCTCAATATACCTATTGAGAATAGACAGAGTATCTTCAGATTCAAATGCTTCAAACTCAGCAGATTCTTGTAGAGCAAAATTCTCTACAATTTTAAGTTCTGCCACATTAGCATTATACACCTTATCAATAAACTTTTCAAACTGCACTTGATCACTCTTATGTCTCACAACTACCTTTACTATTTTATTTTCCAACTCTCTTGCATCAAATAATTGATGATCATTGTCATTGTAATAAATGATGTGATGAAGTCTGTATGGATTATTAACTGGAGTATGTTCTAATGTCTCTGTATCAAATAAATGAAATCCTCTATTAACATCATTCACATCATTCCAAAACATCTCATATGGATTACCAAGATAGTAAATGTTATCTTGATTTGATCTGCAATGATAATGCCCAGAGAATGTCTTTTTAAATTTCTTAAATATATCCCACTCCATTCCATGCTCCATCATATGACCTGGTGTAGCTCTAAATCCATTTAATTCAAGATGTCCCATACACACTGGAGATCTTGACTTATTAATCAATCCTACACTCATCTCCCTATTATCACTATTAATCCAAGGCACAAGAGTAATATTACAATCACCTACCATTATAGATGATACTTCAGAGTATACTTTAATATTATTATACTCACGTAGTAATAGATCTACTGCATTTATATCATTAGTATTTTTATAGTATGCTGTATGATTACCTACTATAGTATGGACAGTGATGTCCATGTCTCTTAGTCTATCAAAATAATTATCCTTTGCCCATGTCAGTGCAGAAAAATCAATTCCCTTTCTACTATCAAAAGTATCACCCATATCAATAACTGTGGTGATACCTTCTTTCTCTAATGTAGGAAAGAAAACATTATTATAAAACTTCAGGAAATAGTCATGGAAAAGTTTTGAGTTTTTCCTTGCTCCAAAGTGCTGATCAGTTATGATTGCAACTTTCATTAATTACGTAATTTGGAATGAACCGCATCCTTGATTTGATTATACTCGCTATAGTTTCCATCGTCAAGTGTATCTCTTTCAAATACCTGTTCATATCCTGTCTTCTCCAATATCTTATTCTTAATCTCTAATTGCTTCTTCTCCTTCTGTATTCTACGTAAGAAAGCATAATGAATAATCTGAGTAAAGTAAGCAAATGGGTTTTGAGATTTCTCAGGGTTGAAATTGTGTATGTATTGCACACAGTTTTCAATACCATCTGATATCATATCCTCCTTAAACATGTAGTTAACAAAGTTTGGTTTGAAGGATAGATGAGTAGCAATCTTCAGGAAACATTCTCCAATGTATCTGGGTATTCTAGGTTTCTCTTTACCTTGAATTTCTGCTATCTCCCTATCTTCTCTAAGTTTAATTAGAGCTGCAAGAAACTCTTTGTTATTGACATAGTGTTCAGATCTTTTACGTCTACCCATAATTCTTGCAGGTGTCATATCTTTACTATCTATTATGTATTAATTATAGCATCCAACACAATAGTTGACAAGGTATCAAAATAACAGTAGAATAACTCTGTGGGGTTTCAAGGTCAGGTATTAGCTTTTGTTATAAAGTTTCTCTAAAGACTTCTTTGCTTCTTTGATTGTAGATATATAACCCATTTTTCTATTTAACTTTTTCTCTGGATTGTATGTGTAATCTTGTTGTTTAGAAAATGCTTCATGCATAGCTATAGTTTCTACATCATTAGATTCATTCAAAGTAAGAACATCTTCTAAATTTACAACAAAAATATCATCTTTGCTGGTCTTCAACCAAGGTTCTACTTTGTACGCGTACACAGCAGCTCCTGTTCTGTTTTTAACTTTTTCAATTGTAATAGGAGATTCTAACAGTAAGAATGTTCTATCTTCCTCTTCACTATATCCTACTCTAGCGAATATTTCTTCACCAGATTTAAATTTAATAGTGGCATAAAA